AACGGTTTGTATACTAACCACATCATCATCTAGTGATCTATCCTCACTACCTGATCTAGCTACCAGATCACCAGTTTCAGTGTAGAAAGTAATTACCGACTGTGGTAGATAGTGTTTAACATCCACAGCTTACACCTACCTTCTTTGTTGTGCTACAGCAGGGTTAAAGTTGTACACGGGTGGCGTCGGACTCAATCCCTTGAGCTTAAAGTGCTCCACAACCGCTTCCTTAATCTGTGTCTCGTTGGAGGAGTTCATGCCCTGTATCTTTCCATCTATAGTGATCTTGATGACCTGTTCCTTGGGCATGTCGTATCGTTCTTGGTTGGCCTTGTTGTCCTTTAGGAACTGATAGGAAGTCTCTGGGGCGGCCAGCTTCTTAGCCTCAGCTACTTTCTTCTGCTCCTCTTTCCACTGGGCTATCTCTTCCTTGGACCCAAAGGCTACTGTCTTAAGCCCACTCCAGAACTCGCTGCTAGTTATGGTATTGGACACATCCTTCACACTACCTTTTAGATAGTCGAAGTAGCCCATTCCATCCAATTTCTTACCGTCCACTAGCTGGTTCGGGTCTGTAGTCAGGCTTGACACTCTTTTCATACCCTCAGAACGTTCCTTGGCTGGGGCTATGGTATCTATGCGGCTCTCTATCATGCTCCCAGCAACACTTATACCAGCACCCGCGGCTAGGCCCTTCCAAGGCACTTTATCAAACATAAAGTCACCAAATTTCTGAGCCCTATATGCACCCTTAGTCATATGGGTATCATCTAGATCAAGTATGGGCTTACCAAACTTGTCATAGGCCATACCTGGTAACCTAGCGGCCTGTGTAGGTGCGACTGTAGGGGTCACTGGTGGTGTAACTGGGGTCACTGGTGTAACGGGTGGGGCTGGCGGACCTCCCTTACCGAACATGCCCTTGAGCCTACCCATTAGGGTAGATGGGTGTAGTGGGCCTGGTCTGCCCCCAATATCCTTGGTGACGTCCTTAGCACCCTGGAATAGTCTTTTCTTAAGAGCACCTGTAAGCATGGCGCCTCCCACACCGGCACCTACCATACCAGTGTAAGCTAAGCCGGTTTGCAGTTGGTCCGGCATACTTTGCCACCAGCTCTTGATATTGTCCCATGAATCCTTAGGAATCTCTGCATCCTTACGCTGTTGCTGCTCTGCTAGGGAGTTAGTGACGTCCCGCTTGTTAGTTTTAGTATCCATCCATTTGTCTACACTCTTGTCCTGATCCTGTTCCCCCAACTTGGCTATAGACTCAGGGTCTACATACTCTCCACGCTGTAGCTTTTCCTTCATTCCACTCGTCCATATCTTCTGTACCTGACTGAGGGATACATCTGCCCCACCCTCTTTAAGGAAGTTGAACAGTGTCAGCTGTTTCAGCTTGTCATTGCCCATTACGTTTTGGTCTATATTTGTTAGCAGGGTTTTTAGGTTCTCTGGGTCACTAATACCCTTTTCCTTCATCAGCTGTAGATCATACTGCCCCTCTATACCAGTATATTTGGTACCCTTACCCAGCAGTATATCCATGTTGGAGTTGGCACCCTTAATGGCCCCATCAACCCCGCTAAGCAGCTGTGCACCCTTCTCCCCCTTCATGGAAGGGTCCACCTGCCCAAGCATGGTGCCTAGTGAGACTACATTACCCATAGTCTTCTGGTTCATTTGGTCTGAGGTAAGGGAAGAGCTGACATTATGCAAGAGGGCCGTCATAGCCCTAGTTTGCTCTTCCTCCCTACCACTCATGCTGTTGCGCTTTATGGAGCCACCTATGAGGTCAGCGAATTTCTTCATATCCCCATCTTCTAGTGCACCCATCTTACGCATAGTACCATAACCCTCGGTTAACATGGTAGGGTCCTGTAGACCATAGGCTCTAGCAAACCTCTCGGTTGCATTAGTGTCAGCCAACAGCTTACTGCGATCTTGACTAAGACCAGTTGTAGCCAAATAGCTAGTAACCCTATTGGTTTCATTTGCCGAATAGCCAAGCTTGTTTTCAGCATTCAGATTATCTATGTCCCTAATGCGCTCTCGGCTGGTGCCACCATGACCACCCTTTTGGGCCACCACGTCAGCTTCGCGCTCACGCATCTCTATAGGGTTCATACCACCAAGAATATACTTACCTATGAATGCCGCAGATAGTATTCCACCCATAGTGCCAATATTACTGGCAAGAGAGTTTATTTGGTACTTGGTGTTTTTATCCATCTGATGCATGCTATCTATGTTTTCCACGTGGGGCTGTACCCGCTTACGTTCAGCGTTAAGCTCACGCACCCTAGCCCTAAGATTCTGTATTTCCGCACCCTCAGCGGTTAAATCGGCTACTTTAGCATTAGCCTCATCAAACTTCCGCTGGTGATACTCCATTATCCTAGGGGAGGCCACATTACCCCACTTGTTGTTACCTTGGGCATAGGATAAGTTTTGCTGCCTCTTTGTTAGCTCATCATTAGCGTTCCTAGTGCGTTGCCTATAATTGGAATGTAGAGAAGATAGTTTAACAAAATGCTGCTGGTAGGTCTTCTCTATTTCCTTAGTGATGTTCCTGTACATGTGTACTTGGGCTGGGGATAGGAATCCGTTCTGTAACTTCTCCCCTTGGTCGGCTAGATCACCTAGCTTGTTAACCTGACGTTCCAGTTGCTTTAGGCTTCTCTCGGCTTCCTTGGTATCAGCACGCACCTTTAGCACCTGGGGTGGCAGGTTCTTGTTGTTAGCCATCCTTACACCTCCTTCCACTCATCGGAATCAGCCCCTATAAACCCTTCCGGCAGCACTTCCGGCACGTTTTGGGGTACAATGTCGCTATTATCTTCCTCATCCGTTGCGTCCCATGCGGCATCGAAGTCAGGGTCCTCATAACGCTCCAGCTTCGACTCTTCCTTATCATAATCTGGGTCATACCCAGCATTACGCCTTTTAGATGGCTTACTGTCTATCAAATAGTGTTGGTACATTAGGTCCAGCTGTTCCTCTGTTAGCTCCTGAAACCTAGGATCAGTTGGTAGAATCTGGAACGTTCTCTGCACCCACCACAGGTAGCGTGCCTCCTCCGTCTGGGCTATCTCCTTCATTGGCACTTGGTTTAGTTGGCTTACGAAAGGAGTTTACCCATTCCATGTATTCATAGAATACAGCCTCCATGATGTCATAGTCCAGGTCAGGGTCCCCTACATCGAACCAGTCCGGCTTGACATCTACCACAGTGTCCAAGGTAGAGATAATGTGTGCTATGTTATCTGTCATAGTATCCACATTAAGGTTACCGCCCAACAGGGAGGACTTAGTTACCCCAATCTGAAGCTTCTCTAGTTGAGAAGGGTAGTGTACAGTAAACTTGCTCCTGATGAACTTAGGGTTCACTTCAGTGAAGTCCGCATAGAACGAATGTGTACGCTTGTTGCCCTGATTAACCTTAGTAAGAATATCAGACTTAAGCGTTTTCAGTACTTCCGGTTGTATGTTAGCCATATGGCATCCTCCTTGAATGGTTGTTCATAAATAAAATAGGGACACGGGGTGTGTAACAATACCCGTGTCCCTATTATACTTGTTGTTAACCTTAAGGAGTTGCTGTAGGTGGAGTGATGAGCTCCCCAGCGTTAGGAGGCACTATACCAGCGTTAGATTTGTCATCTGCACCCTTAGCAAACAGGTATGCAAATGTCGCATTTTCGCCAGCAATCGAGTTGACCCTAAAGGTCTCACGGTATGTGACTATGGCACATCCGTGGTAAGCCCGAACCAGTGCGCTGGTGTACTTGTCAAGGATCTCTATAGTGAAGTAGCCCTTCTTCAGGACTTCCTCACCTAAAGCTGCCAAGCCAAGCTTCTTAAGGTCGTTTGTACGAACAAAGAACCTCTCTAGGTTCATAGAGCCCTCGTACCGGTTGTGGACGAACTCCTGCGGCATCATAGAGCCAATTTCGTACACACCCTCAGTACCGAAGTTACGCTCTCCGTCAATACCCTGAGCCCTGCCTACTATGACAGTGCCCACTTTGATATTGATGGTATGACCGGAGTGCACCGTTTGGTCATTAATATCCGGCATGATGTTTCACCCCCATTAGTATTATAGGCTTTCAGGTACGAAGTGAGTAGTGACAAGGACGTAGTTGATAGGCTCTGTAGGAGCAACCTGATAGTCAACATACACCACACCGCCAGTGAACCGAACAACAATGTTCTTATAGGCAGTAATCTCACCGTCACGCATAGCCTGTTCCAAGATTTCTACCATTTTGGTAGTGACCGATGCTACGGTTGTACGCACACCCTTTTTACCTACAAAGGTCTGCTCAAGTGTCTTACGGGCCGACTCAGACAGCTTATCAGCACCACGGCGTACAGATATCTCACGATACAGGGTGTTATTGGACGCAAGATAGGTCGTGATACCCTGCACCAAACGGAAGCCACCATTCTGTACACGCTCTACCGTAGCAACACCGGATGTAATAAGGTCATCCACCACTGGGTCTCCAGCCAGTAGGTCAACTTCAAGTCCCAGTACGCTGAAGTAATCAAATGTGATAGGCTCAGAGGCAGGGACACCAGCCACACGACCGGCCAACATAGCCGCTGTAAAGTATGGAGGAAGGGCCACCTTACCACCTTCATGGGAGATATGGTATATGCCAGGGTATGCCAGTACAGCACGGGAGTTACTTAGAGCCGCAGCACGCAGCTTAACCTCTTCAGCTGTCTCTCCTACTGCACCACCTGTAAATAGTACCTGCTTCTGGTTACGGTTTTCCATCTCACCAATATGGCTCAAGGCCTCTGCATGGATGGAAGAGCTGTCAGATAGTACTACCAAGATGTCGGAGAACTCGCGCTTGACGAGGCCAAAGTAGTCAGCCCAGCTATTAGGGCTAGTTCCCTTAGTGCCACCAGTCAGATAAGAAGCTGTAGCATTGGCTACGCTACCAGTCACGGATACGTTAACCAATTGAGACTTGTTATTGACCCTGTACTCCAGGTCACCCGCTATGCCCAAGAGGTATGTGTCAGCTGCCTTGATATCGACTTCCAGCAGCTCATCCAACTTACTGGATGCTAGGCCGGAGGAGTCTGTGCTCACCAGACTAGCTGTGTAGCCGGAGTTACTGTTGATAAATGACACCACATCATCCACTGTAGCAAACCGTGGATTGGTCAGGTCTATCAGCAAGTCAGTAACCGAAGTACCTTGGGTAGTACCAATTTTGGTAGTGATAGTAGTAGCGGCTCCTCCAGATGCGGTGACTATGACACCCGCGTATGACTGAGCACCAGTGTACCGGACTTTGATTACCGCACCGATATTATTGAATACCTCTAAGGCATTCAAGTCCCAGCGGGTAGCAGTATACCGCTTGCTACCAGTGATAGTGCCGCTTTCGATCTTAACAGTGATGCGGTTGCCACCTTCACCATATTCCCTAGCTGTGTGGAGAACACCGCCATTAGATGCGTCAGCCTGCTCAGTAGCATTGGTTATAATTACTCCCACTATGCTGGCTCCACCGCCACCTTCTGGTGTAGGGGAGAACATAAGCTCTAGAGCCTTAACCAGAGCACCGCCGCGTAGATATTTGCGAGCATCGGTAGCCGAGGTAAAGTAG